ATTGACTAGTCGTTCTTTTGATAGATCACTCCGGTATTCTTTTAGTTTAATAGTAGGCAATTCTTTAATCGTCCTTAGTACGATAATCAGATTTAGCAAATCAAGTCTCGTTGAAGCCTTGGTGAGTTCATGCTCTGCGAAAAATTCCTTAATGTAGGCAAGGCGTTCACTCTTGGTCATCGGCATTTTGAATTTAAGTTTTTGAAGTCGTTTAATAATACTGAGGTATACCTTCTTTGTCTTGGGTGAAAATTCCTTAAGTTCCAATGTTTCTTCCATTGTATATATTATCAATATATAATAATATTTTAAATACTAAACGAATTATATTCTTTTGATGGTCAGTGTCGCTCCGTTGAACAGTTGTAAACCGCTAAAATCAGATGAGAAATTACTATTTTGTGCTTTCGCCACCGAACAGAAAATATCAATTTTATCACCTGCCATTAGTGGTGTGCAATGGTCTGTGATGACACTCGTAGCGTATCTCGCATAATTTTGATGACGAGAATAAGAATACGCTTGAGGATAACCCATAAACCATGACCCATTAACCCTAAATCTTATTCTAAAATTAACTCGGTCTGAATAATTGTTATTGAAACAATTTACTGCTGCTGATATACAATAACTACCTGATTGATTAACAGTGATTTCTCCAGTTGCTGGATTTGCCAAGTAAAGACCTACCCCTGAATTATATTTTATCGTATCGTAAATTATTGTAGTTCCTACTACTGCTCCTGGTGATACGGTAGTCGTTAATGATAAAGATAATATTTGTTGTGCTGATTTAATAGTAGTAACCCCAGCAGTTGTTGTTAAACCCATATTTAAACCAGCAGTTAAATTAGGTGATAGGTCGGCAGTGATGCTTGTTGCTGTTATATCACCACTAACAGAGAGATTTTGAATGGATAAATTTGTTGTTGCTGTTACGGTGTTATTTTCAGGTTGTAATAAAAACCCAAAAAACATCGCCGCTGTTGGTCTCATATCCACGGAAAAAGAACCACTAATTGACCTGACATAAAATAAATCTCCAGCGTCAGCGTAAAGAGTTATTGACATACCTTCGCCGTTTCCAGTATAATTACCATTAATCATATATATTGAACCGTTACGATAAATTGCTACTAATGCGTTTGTGGTGGAAGTTGTTCTCTGTCGTAATGTGTAACCAAAATACCAATATCCTGATACAGGGACGGTATAAGTTGCTTGTGCTGTGTTATATGAACTTGTGTTAGGTATAGAATAACCATCATACCCAGTCTGCGGAGAAAGACTGTTGTATGGTATTGTTGTTGCGCCATTAATAGAATAAGCATCACCTGATGTGCTATATGCTTTAAAAGCGTATTGAGTAGATGTAGATAATGCCGTAGCGGAGATTTGTGTTATTCCTGCTGTTGGAGTATTTTGCGATATAGTTACGCCACCACCTGCGGAAAGGGTTGAGAAAATATCTCCTGTTATTAATGCTGCCGATATATTATCGCAACTAATATTGGAAGCGTTGAGTTTGGATAAATTCAAAGGGTCTGTTACGCTTCCTCCTGTGTTGGAGATGGTAGTAATACCACCAACCGTGTTTAAGTTTATACCTGTTCCTGCTGCTAAATTACCAGCAATATTACCGTTAATAGTTCCGCCATTAATTGCTCCTGTGGTTTGAATAATACCTGTTGTATTAATTATTCCTGTTGTTTGTATGTCACCAGTTATATTTATATTTCCTGCTCCAGTTAGTGATGTTGCTAATGTTGCGTTTGTTAATGAAATATTAGTAGAAGACAAATTGGTTATGTCACCAGTTAGCGTATCCACGAAACCACCTTCCAAAATAGGACTAGAAACAATCGCCGTACCTCTGACTTCTAATGCTGTTATGTCATTACTTGCTGAAAGATTTACGCAACTTATATTTGAAGCGTTTAGTTTGCTGACATTAAGAGGGTCTGTGACAATTCCAGTGTTTGTTATTGTTGTTACTCCTGCGACAGTTGCGAGTTGTATTCCAGTTCCTGCCGCTAAATTAGGACTAATGTCTGCTACTATTCCTGTTGAGGTAATTTCCAAGTCAGGAGTTCCAGTGTTTGTTCCTGTGTAGATTTTATAAGGTGCGACAACATTCGTGTTATACATCTCAAAAGAATTAGCGAACCTATGCATAATTGTCTGATTAGATGTGCCTGTTGTTTTATCTGTGATATGAAACTCATAAAGTGCTTCTAATATGTCAGCATCTACAGTTGCTCCAATAATCGCACCTTGAGCGAATATACTTGTTGTATTAAGTGACACTGTTGTCATGGCGCTGCTATTAACAGTTGAAGCGTTTATCGTGTTGGTTGAGATTAAAGTTGATGAAATATTAACTGTGGACAAATTAGATATATCGCCTGTGAGTGTATCCACAAAACCGCCCTCCAAAATCGGTGATGATACTATTGCCGTGCCACGCACTTCTAACGCTGTTATGTCATTAGATGCTGAAAGATTTACGCAACTAATATTAGAAGCGTTTAATTGAGAAACATTCAAAGGATCAGTTACACTACCAGAGTTTGTTATGGTTGTTATGCCTCCTGCCTGTGATAGTGTTATGCCTGTTCCTGCCGCTAAATTTTGTCTTATGTTTCCTACTATATCACCTGCTACTGTCATGGTGTCATTAGCCGCTTCTATCTTGACTAATGGACTAACTCCACCAGTTTTGTAAAACTCCCAATCCACTGGTGTTATTCCGCTTGACCCAACGAAACGAAATTTATCACTTACTCTTTCGAAAAAACTATCGTTAGATGTGACCTTATCATTAAATAATAAGTTTTCTGTTTCTATCGCATCGCCTTCTATTGATGGTGATGCTATGCTACTTGAATTAAAAGTATTAATCGTTCCTCGTAGTGAAAATAAATCATCACTCGCAAAATCAATTGCCGTTGTCTTGTTATTATTTTTATCTATTTTTAATGGTGGCGTTCCTGTCGGCGGTCCAATATAAAAGTGTATTGATGCATCGGCATCACCAGCAACTGCTCCTTGTGCTACATATAAAACGTTTCCCTGACGATATATTCTCGACTTATCAGCGACGTTAGATGAATCACTGAATAATGCTAAATCACTATCGGCAACATCTACAGAAAGATTAACGATTGATGTATTGGTTGATGAGAGATTATCAGCGTTTATCATGCTACTATTAACAGTTGAAGAATTTATCGTGCTGACGTTTATCGTGGTCAAATCAAATGAATTACTCACATTTAATGTGCTAACGTTTAGTGTATCAAATATCCCAGTATCTCCTTCGATGGTTGTATCCACTGCTAAAGCAATTGCTCCAACAATATCGCTGGTTCTTGATATGGTTAATTTAACTGCGTCTGTTTCTGTACCAGTCCTAAATAAAAAATCTGCTCCATTAGCATCTGAAGCGTTTGACTTACCAATAAATTTAATTTGGTTCGCATCTCTTTTAATGAGAGATTTGTCTGTTAATACTGATGATTGTTCATTTAGATAAAGTTCATCTGCTATTGCGTTGTCTGCGTTGACTGTGACCGCATTCAAGGTATTTGCGCCCATCGTCCCATCCAAACTGGCGTTACTCATATGTATGTAACTCGTATGTATTTGACCTATAGTTGCTAAATTGGTTACGGTTAGATCAGTGGTTGAGATAGCTGTCGCATTGACGTTAACCGGACTGAAAATCGTGGTGGTTAAATTGGTTATGCTAGCCGACTCAGCTGAGAGGTTTTGCACTGATATATTATCGACTGATATGTTGGTAGTCGTGTACACAAATTGACTCGGTTGTTGATTTCCTGCGAGCGATGTTGTGAAAGACATTTCTTATACTATGTAAAGATTTAAACATTAACGGTGTTCATCTGCTCAAGTATCCATTGAAGTTGGGATGTGTATTTATTTAACTCGCCAATCAAGGCAGGATATTTTTGCTTCTTCTCGATAAGATGCTCTGGTAGCATCTGTTCAGTGTCGAAATATTCAAACAAATCATGGGTGAAATGGACGTACTTATCATAAAGGGCATCTGTTTCTTTATGGCCTGAATATAGGCTAACCACTTGGCATCCTGATGCTAGCCCTTTGTTTATTCTGTGAAATTCCAAAATATTATGAGTATGGTAAGGGATATTGAGAAGGACTTTTGCTCTGTTGAGTTCCTTAGTTAATGCTACTTGGTCTGTTAGTCCCCAATCAAAATGAAAGACAATCTTCTTGTCTGGGTAACGTTCTCTGAGAGAATTGTATATAGCCACTCGTCGGTCGGTCTTGCTTCCAATAAACATAATATCAACATCTCTCTCGATTGAACCAGGTGAGTATACAAACTCAAATATAAATTGATTGAGTACTCTTATTCCTAAAGTTGTGAGATGCTCTGCGGATACTTTATGATAATCAAATACCACATTAGACCGCATAAGATAAATATAATATTTATTCTTGAGAAATTGTGAGAGTGGAGGCTCTGAATTCATTATGATATAGTTGAAGTTTCGTTGGCGTAATTGAATGGTTAATAGTTGATGGGCTTGTTCGTGTGCGCCGAATATAATATATGTGTAGCCTTCCTTAGGAATGAATTCTGATATAATCTCAATCCCTAAACGTTGGGAGAGACAGAAGGCATTCTCAGCAAATATGGCATGGAAGTTTAAAATCTTGTAATTATCCATTGGTCTATATTATAGAAATATTATAAAATTAGAAAGCGGTTGTACTTCCAGATGGGGTTCCGATGTTACCAGGTTGTTGTCCAATGGGAGTGCTTTGTAGGTTAGCGATAGCTGCTCTTGTTGGGTCTTCTTCTCTTAGTATATCTGCGGCATATCGTCGTGCATCAGCGGCAGCCTGTGCCGTAGCTTCTCGGTCTGGCGCTCTGTTCGTCCCAGTTTTGCCACCGCCACCGCCACCGCCGCCACCAAATCCGCCCATAAATAATCGGTCTCTGGCCTGGTCTGCCCTGCTACGCTGAGCAGCGGACTCATTATCCCCCCTGCTGTCGCCTGAACGAGATAGGTTTTCAATTGATTTCTCTAGTGCTTTGATACTGCCTCCTACATCAGCTTGTGGCGTATATATTACTTGGCGGAACTGATCACCTTGTCCTGGAAATGCTGTTGGCAATACACCACCACCACCACCACCTCCTGCACTTGGTGACCTGAATGGGAAGGTATTTTGTGTTGCTCTTGGTTTAGGTTTAGCGCGAGGTTTTCGAGCGGTGGTTGTTCCTACATTAATGGTAATGTTTGTTCCTCCTGTTGTGCGCGGTTTGCGCGGCTTGCGTTGCTTACGTGGCTTAGTCTTTGGCTTCTTAATTGGAGCTTCCATATGTAATATGTGTATATTTAATTTTTGATGTTGAATCGTTTGAGGTAAGCTTTCAAATTAGTTTTTAAATCAGTGGTCTCACCCCAAAGCAAAAACTTCGAGAGTGACCCAGCGTTTACCTCTTGCCAATTCTCTCTAACAGAATGGCGAGCAATATAGTTTGCTCTCTTGATTTTATCTTCATGGTCTAAATAGGTCTCTGAATTCTTACTACCGAAATGAATAGTCTTATCTGGGTCTTGGAATTTAATCATATATTTTTTATCTGAGCGTGTTGATGGGCTTAACTCGACAAACTTCATTCTATTATATGATTAGACAATTTATTATACTGGACTATCCTCAATGGTCATAGGATTAAAACAGTTGAAGAATAAATAGCGATTGCTGTTACGCAAACTCATATCGATAAATAAGAAGGGAAATTTGGTGCTTTCATTCTCGAAGACGTGGTCCATCACTTGCTTATTTTTCTTAGTATCAAATGGCATTAGCTCGTTAGTGATAGCATCATATTCGATGCGAGATTTTGGTCTGAAGAACATCGCATGTGAGAGATTGGAACGATATCCGGTTGGAGCATCTCTAAACTTTTGAAGTAGAGTAATATACGACGTTTGAGTATGCCTCCTGTTCTGTAACATCTGGACAAGTTTCTTCTCGGCTTTAGCACTGCGCCTGAGTTGGCTACCAATATCGTCCATGATAACGGCGGAGTGCAAACCATCCTCTTTGTTGCTATATAAGATATCTTCGAGTTCGGTTAATCCTTCAATGGATAATTCGCGGTATATTTGGTCATCTGGAATTGTGGAAAACTTATCGTCCTTAATGGAACTTCCGCCTAGGGTTGGTGACACTAGATAAATCCGGTCGAAAACATTTTTATAAGATGTCCGCTTGCCCTTCCGTTTGCTTTTAGTCATCATATTATATAATGCGGTTGTCTTCCCACTTCCAGAACTGCCAACAATAAGCATTGAAAATCCGCTGTTGGATGGTAACGGATATGGGATGTCAGGGGCTAGTTGCTTATCTAAATTATTTTTAACGTTTTGAATTTTAAGATGTGGGTTAGTTTGTTCGCTAATAGTCAATGACATTCTATTATATATAGATAGATTATTCTTGTTCAGGAGGTACCTCATCTGGTTTGTCTTTGAGAGATTTCTCTTGGTGAAAATTATCAAGGCTATGTTTAGAAGCTGATTTACCATCTTCAGTTTTAACTTTACCTACTTGAGGTCCCATCGTAAGCGATGCCGAGATTACATCTCCTTTGACATGGTGGTGCAATAGCTTCTTCTTGAGGTCCTTCTTGTCCTCCTTAGTTAGGTCTTTGCTAATTTCTTTATTAAATAAAGCTGTGCTACCAGCGTTGAATGTGGTTGCCTTTTTGGTATTGTCACGAATAGATTTTGAACGCGCCATCATTGAGGCGACCAAGCTTCCTCCCAGGGAGTGCCCAGTCAGCATCCGATCACCACCATCATCATCAATACCGGCATAAATTTTCTTAACTTGTTTAGTCCTGTTTTTAAATTGCTTATCAGTTTTGGATAATCCAAGTCCTAATTTGAGGTCAGATAAGAGGTCTTTTTTGTTGCTGGGATCAGTACCTTTGATGGCTACGATATGATGACCATCTTCACCTTTAGATTTAAAATGTGCTACACCTCGTTTATGAGATTCAACAGAATACCCCATCTTGTCAGCTTTGGCAACCGCCTTAGCCTTCTCTTTCTTGGTGCCCTGTGACATCCGGTAGTGGAGTTTATTAAGTTTAGCCTGCGTTGCTTTTGTTGGCGATGGCATTATATATAAGGTCTAGATAAAAGTAATATCTCTCTTGAGATTAATATCGTAAAATAAAAAGCATGTATCGAACCAGCACCGCGACATGGGGACTCCTGCTTTTTGAAACTGAAGTCTTTTGCTTGGGATTACCATCTGGACTTTATCTCTATCTAAAACTTTGACAAATTGTTTTGTAAGTGTACTTACCGGCACTATCATTATGAAAGGCTTACCTAGTACAGCAAGATGTTCAAAAATCTTTTTCTTAATACTATATGGTGGATTCGATACGAGGATGTCGTATTCAGGTGGTTCATCAAAAAAATCAATAGTGGCATC